GGTACAGTTGGATCAGTTGGCACAGACCTTGCGCCCCGAAGAAGTGGAGCATGTTGACCCACGCAAGATGGTTGCCGCCCGCTTCGAGGTGCGTGATCTGGGCGATATGCTGCTGAGTGAAGCTGAGGTCGAGTTGGCACAGCAGGCACGCCAACAGACTCAGGCAGAAGAAGCGGCGTTGCAGCGTAAGATGGTTGAAGCGACGATACGTGATACACTGGCTTCAGCGTTCAAGGATATTGCCCAGGGTCAGAAGAACATTGCAGCTACCGAGAAGACGCGCGTGGAGGCAGTGGAAGCGACACTGGGTGCGATAGGAGGTGCAGGTGGCGAGTCAGGAAACACGGCAGGCACTGGCAACAGTGCAAGCATACCGGCAAACACCGGAAATCAAGGCGGTAGTGGCATGGTTGCAGCGGCTGGAGTCTGACGTACTGGACAGTCTGGTCAAATGCACGAAAGAGCAGCATGATGGGCATGCGGCCGAGGTAATTTTGCTCAGATACATCATGCAAGCCATCGTGCAGCCGAGTTTTGAAGAACAGCAAGCCAAGTACAAAGGTGCGAAATGAGCGAGCAGCTTGATCTTTTCGACGATGCGTTTGACAAACTGGTCATCGGCGACAATACCCCATTCGAGAGCAAACCGGCGCAGGGTGAGGCACATGGCAAACCCGCTGAAGAAAAGGTCGTTGACACTTCAGACGAAGGCAAGCCTGCTGAAGCGCAGGTCGTTGGAGACGAGAAGCCTGTTGAGGCGGAGGTCGTTGACACTTCAGACGAAGGCAAGCCTGCTGAAGCGCAGGTCGTTGGAGACGAGAAGCCTGTAGTCGAGGCAGAGAATGCCAAATCGAAGCCGGCGAAGCCCGATGAGGATGCCGAGGATGTTCTTGCGCGTTTGGCGAATCTGGTCAAGAGGTCAGAGCCTGCCGAGGCCAAGGCGAAAGAAAAGGACACACCGCAAGAAGTAAACCCGTACACCCCTGACGAGCAGGAATTCCTGAAAACCTACGAGCAGGACTGGGGCGATGTGTCGCGTGCCGAGGAACTGAAGCGGCGCGTGGAGTACCAGGGTTTGACCCAGTATGTTTTCAGTCAGGTGGCACAGGCACTGGCACCGTTGGAGCAGGCGGTACAGCAGTTGATGACGCAGGCCAGGCTTGGTGGTGTCAAGGCAGCCGTCAGCGACTACGACGACCTGATGCCCAAAGTCGAGTCGTGGGTCGAGAAGCAGCCGGCCTACTTGCAATCTGCTTACAAACACGTTATACAGAATGGGAGCGCAGAGGATGTGGCGGACTTGGTTGCCCGCTACAAGAAGGAGACGGGTGGTCCGGCTCCAACTTCTGTACGTAAACCGGTAGCTGAGCTGCCTACGCCTGCCAAACAAGCGGTTGAGGCGTTGGCCCCAGTCAGTTCCGAACGGTCCGCCACAGCGGCGCACGAGCCTGATGAGAACGATTTCGATTCGGCGTTCGAGCGTGCTATCGAGGCGATCAAGTAACTGACATGAGGATTCCAACATGGCTGATGTGACGACTTACGGAGATATCTCTCCCGCTGTTGCTGCCTGGGCGCAGGTGCAGATGCTCAAGCGTGCGGTCCCGTACCTGCACTTCGAGCGGTTCGGTCAGACCTACACGCTGCCGACCAACAACACCACGACCGCCAAGTTCCGGCGTTACTTCCTGACCGGTGCTACCGGTTCGGCAGGCGACGGCAACCCGGCTAACCCGCACTACATCCCGCTGGCCACGACCCCGCTGGTCGAGGGCGTGACCCCCGCTGGCCGCAAGCTGGCGAATCAGGACTACACGGTCACGTTGCAGCAGTATGGTGACTACATCACCATCACTGATGTGGTGCAGGATACGCACACCGACAACATCCTCCAGCAGTCCACTGAGGTGCTGGGCGAGTCGGCTGCGGTCACCCTGGAGACGCTGCGCTTCAACACCCTGAAGGCGGCCACCAATGTGTTCCGTGCGAACGCTGTGGCGGGCCGGGCGAATATCGCTACTGCGCCGAGTGTGGCTGATCTGCGTCGTGTTTCGACGGCCCTGAACCGTCAGAACGCCAAGAAGATCAGCTCGGTGATCGGGTCCAGCCCGGACCAGAACACCAAGTCGGTGGAGGCGTCGTATTTCGCGGTGTGCCACCCGGACCTGGAGACCGACCTGCGCGGTCTGAGTGGGTTCAAGGTGGTTGCGGACTATGGCCCGCACACCAGCCCGATCGAAGGCGAGATCGGCTCGTTCGAGCAGATTCGCTTCCTGACCAGCACGGTGTGTGTACCGTACCTGGGTGCGGGTGGCAGCAACGCCGCTCTGCGTAGCACCACCGGTGCGGTGGACGTGTACCCGATCCTGATCTTCGGCCGCGATGCTTTCGGTATCGTCCCGCTGAAGGGCAAGTCGGCCATGACCCCGATGGTGGTCAACCCGAAGCCGGTTGCTGGCGATCCGCTGGCGCAGCGCGGCACGGTGGGCTACAAGTTCTGGACCGGTACGGTCATTCTCCAGCAAGCCTTCATGGCGGTGCTTGAGGCTGGCGCCACGGCCTGATCTGGCTGAGGGGGAGGCTGACCTCCCCCTCCCCTATACGACGAGGATTTCACTATGGCTCTGACGACCAATACCATCACCCAGTCTGGCGGTGTAGCCAACTATGCGACCGGCTATGTTGTGACCGATAGCGGTACGGCGGCTGATACCACGTTCACCATTGGTTTCGTGCCGCGCAAGGTTCGCTTTGTGAACCTGACCGACCGCATTACCGACGAGTGGTACACCGGCATGGCCGCGTACAGTTCGTTGCATGCTGTAGCGGCGGGCACGCAGACGCTCGAAACCACCAACGGCATCTCGGTTGGTACTGACGGCACGTTCACCGTGAAGGCGGCGAGCATCCCGGCCAGCAAGACGCTTGCGTGGGAGGCGGTGGGTTAAACCATGAGTGGCATCGAGATCGAGCGGGCTCTGAATGGCTTTGAGGTCGAGTATTGCGACCCCGAGATCGAGAAGAAAAACCGCGCGGCCGGTGCGAAATCGTGGATGGACCCCAAGCGGAAGATGGTGTTCATGACGGCGAAGGATGTGGTCAGTTTTCTTGAGAAACATCTTGAGAAGCTGACCACATCCGAATCTTTCGACAGTGCGTTTTCCAAAGCAGTGATGGAGAATAAGGATGTCTGAGGTAATCTCTGGCAGCAAGGCGACCAAGGCGGATGTACCGAAGAACGAGAAAGAGGGCTGGAAGCGCATCATCCTCGATGAGAGTGACAGCATCCCGCCCACCGGGCAGTTTTTTGGCGACAACGGTGTCGGTTACGTACTGGTGCCGGGACAGGAAGCCCTGGTGCCGCCCGGCATTGTCGAGATTCTGAACAATGCCATTACATCGGTTCCGGTTATCGACCCCAGCACGCTGCAAGTTATTGACTACAAGAAGAAACGGATGTACCCGTATACGCTTGTGCAGGACTGATTATGACCACGCAGGAACTTCTGGATGAGTTGAAGGGGTCTATCCTGCGTGACACGTCCACCCAGATTGGCGGTCCGGCCGATAGTTTCTGGTCGGATACCGCCCTGCTTCGTTACATAAACGAGGCGCAGACACGCTTTGCGACGATCGGTCTTGTTCTGCACGACGCGACGACCACCAGCGTGACTGAAGTGAACATGGCTGATGGTATTGCGCAGTACACACTGCACCCGGCTGTGATCGCGGTTATTTCTGCACGGTATGGATCGGACACGTTTGATCTGATACGGACCGGCCATAGCGGGTTGTTTGCGTACTCGTCTCCGAGTACCGCGTATTTCGACCCGGCAACTTTGGCAGCGCTACAACCCGGCAAACCGCTGGCGTGGTCTACTGACGAGCAGTTGGACGCCAAGTCCGGGATTTCCGGTGTGGTCAGTCTGCACGTGTACCCTACGCCGTCGGCAGACTACACGTCGCAGATCAGGCTGAGGACGATACGCCTGCCGCTGAAACCGTTGTCGCTGGATGACCTTGAGCGGCAGCCGGAAATCCCGTTGCAATACCACTTGGCCATGCTGGACTGGGCGGCCTACCGCGCGTTGCGCAACATCGACAGCGATGTAGGCGACATGAGCAAGGCCGACAAGTTTCGCCAGACATTTGATGAGTCTGTCGCCTTGGCACGTCGTGACACTTTGCGTAAACTGTTCGTGCCAATTCGGCATTCTTTCGGTCAGGCAGGCTGGGCCTGGGAGCGGTGAGACATGGCGACTATGGATGATCGAGAGAAAAGGCACGCAATACCGTCTCGGACCGAGATGGGTCCGCCTACGAGGCAGTACCCGCCACCTCCGAGATATATCCCTCCACCGCGAAGCGAAATGGGGTTGAAGCCGCCAGATTTTGTTGCCCGCCGGCGTACTGCGATGCTAGCTCCTCCGGCACCGCCGCCGCAGGGCTTTGACCGCAGAGGTATGGGTCAGAAGCCAGCCCCGCGACCGACTACCCCTGCCGTAGACTTCACTGGTCCCGGAATCAGCAACCCACCCGCGCTGGCTGGACTGCCTTTGCTGACCCGTGGTGTGACTCAGCCGACCACTCCCGCACA